ACATACGATGGAGGCTTAGTGCTCCACCGTAGAAACTCGTGCATGAGAGCTTTGCCACCAATACGGTCATTATCCGCTTTGTCCCACGGCAGTCCCGTCGCTTCAATGATCTGCTCAGCAATCGAGTGTTCCTCACCACGTTTAGCCCAAGCTGAAGGATCTAATTTGCAAGCTTTGACGGAGTCTCGCTCAGGATCGGTGATGCGAGCGACATCTGCTCCCCAGACAGAAATATTAGTTTTAGACCAGACTCTTTCGCGATAAAGAATGGCTCGTTTATCTGGAGTGGCTGCAAACCATCCAACCCAAACTTTTCCAGGATGATATCCCCAGTCGCAGGCCATAATTCTTGGCATCCACTCTGGGGGTTCGAAATCGTCGATAACATGGCAAGCATTGTCAGGCTCGTCGGGGAATTTTGTTCCATAAAATGGATCTCTCCACTCGGTGAACACTTGACCTGCAAATACCCACCAATCTCCGTATATCTTTGCTCGTTGTTCAGCCAGAGGGAGTAAGCGTAGTCGTTTAAGATAGCCAGGATCTTTGAGAAGAAGATAAGGATTGTCCGTAAGGAACGCACGTATAAAGATACGATAAGTTTCCGAGTTCTCATCATATATTAACTTACCTCCCTCCGGAGCCGGTTCAACGAATCTCTGACGCACCCACAAATGACCAATATTCCCAGGATTACTAGCACTCCTAACGATGGGCGGTACTCCATCTAGTATGCTTCGGACTCTAGAAGTTAAAAATGTATACCGGAATTCGTTAAAAACAGTTAATTCGTCAAAGCCGACGTATTGATATTCGTTGGTATCATGTCCGCGCGCGTCTCGATCGGTCTCCAGATAACTAAAACGCATCTGAGCACCGGACGGGAACGTGGAGACATGCTTGGTCGAATCATAAGACGCACCAAATAAGTTATAGACCGGAACCGCCCTTTTAATGAGTGACGCTTCAAGCTGAGGAAACGTCTCTCTGAATAATACTCCTTGAAATCCCTGATTCTGATGGAAATCGTAGAGCACCGGTAGCATGAACAATAATTCAGATTTCCCTGGTCCAGCACTTCCTCCGAAAAATGCTTCAAAGACCTCAAGAGGTATCTGGACAAACTCATTTTGCTTGTCGCTTGGCCGCCATTCTCTTGAGTATCTACCGTCATCATCTCTTACAGTCTGTACTGACATTAATACTTTTTACAAATGACAGTCGCGTTAGCTGTTGGACAACGAATGAATCCACCACTTGCGCCTACACCAGTTGTATTAGCTCCTGTCAGTGCTGCCCAGCCTGTAGATCCATCTAATGAAGTCTCCATTGCTAGACTAGACTGAATAAAGCAATACGTTGCAGGAAGGGCATAAGCTACGTTTTGTAGACAGAGAGTTGATTCACCTGGACTTAAACTGAATGGCATATCTTACTCCCATACAGGAAACCCCTGATATTGTCAAAAAATGGCAAGAGAAATCCTAAGTTAGGACACCCATTGGACGGGTGAATATCCTAACTTAAGTTAGATTAATTAGCGTTTCGGTGCCGGATTCGGAGCTGGTAACTGACTAGGACGTCCAGGAGTAGAACCTCCCGGCAATCCCTGGTCAGGACGAGCTGGTTTAGGAGGAGTCGGAAGAGTGTTATCCGGCTTCGCCCTACGAGACGCGATTGCTTTGTATTTGTCGTCGAGGAACTTCTGGTAGGCCTGATTCGTAAGACCTACAGGAGCTTCCTCATCAGGAATGACTTCGTGTGGGACGAGGTCGATAATGGTGATATCTTCCTCGGGTGTGGCGCCAGGGATAAGCGTTCGTACGATAAGATCACCGTACTCAGCTTTCTGTTCACCACGAGTGCATGGAACTGCTACTGGACCACCCGGACCTTGATAAACGTGCTCTTCGACAATCCAGGTAGAACTGTCACTCAGAGACTTGACCTCAACCTTCTTGATAAGGCCATAGTCTCCACGAGCAGGTTCCTTTTCCCATGCTTCTCGCCGTTCTTTTTCTACCTTCTCTTGTCTCTCCCTTTCTTCCTTCTCCACGTCCTTCGTGGTTTTCTCTTGACCCACAGTCGCAATGGCTTCAGTCATTACGCGCTCCAGTTGGACGGCTAGAACAAATTATCTCCTGTCAACTGCAACGATAGGTGGACGTAACTATCGTGGACGATCCCGCCTGAGCGCGGGTCTTACTTTCCGAAAGAGACTTGATTTTTACGAGTGGGAGTAGTGCCGGATGAGACACGCATAGAAGATTGACGACCAATCTTACTTTTGGTCTCCCCCTTCTTGCGCGGGTCGAATTGAGCCGAGAGTGACTTGAGGTAAGGTGAGTTATTGTTAGCCATTGGAGTCCCAGTTTAATTCTACGTCTGGAATTGAGATAGGTTTACCGCTCTTATATGCCTCACGAAGCTTCTGGATATCGAAATATAGCTCAACTTCTCCAATAAAGAGATGGCAGCGTCCACAATAACGATGCTTTTCATCATTAAGATTGTGGGACACAGCATCACAGATTGGACAAGTAAAAGCCATGCTACTCCACAACACGGATACAGATCGCGCGCGGACCCTTATCCCCTTCTACGCAAATAAAGGAGACACGATCCTGAACTTCTAAATCCCTAAAATTGCGGCTGGTCTTTTCCATACCTGACCAGTGAAAGAAATGATCTCGTCCGTCGTCACCAGCGATAAATCCGAAACCACGATCCTGCTTCAGCTTCCTCACAGAACCAGTCAGACGCGCACCCTCATCCTTGTGGATAATCACAGGACGAGGATATTCAGCTCCCTTATCCGAACGATGAGCCTCAAACCTTTCCTCTTCCGAGTCGAGACTTCTTAATGATGACATTCTCACTCTACCTACTCCTCCCTTAAAGGAACCTGACCGACAATAGGAGCTGATACGTGGACGGTCGTATAATCTCCCAGACTCTTAATCTCTGGACGGAATACATGGAAGTGGATAGATTCAGGTAAGGAGTTATCCTTTGTCACCTTATCCATCACTACTGCCATATCTTTAGCAATAGCACTTACTTTCGGCGCGGAACAGGAATCGATCTTGTCGTTAGTAAGCGACTTGAGAGCCTGCTCTAGTCTTGATGCTGCTTTCTCCGCTAGAAGTTCCTTTACGACTGAAAGCCTCTCTTTCCTCTCAGGATTAGGAGGTCGTTTCTCAGTGATATCTTTCGTCGAGGACAACCCACGCTCATATGCGAAGGTCTGCTCTCCTGAAAGACCATAAAGCCTTCCAGCAGCCGCGTCCCCTAAGATCATCGCAGAGGCACCAATCGCTACTTGAACGTCCTTCTGTCCATGTAACGTTTTCGATCTCCGTCTGATCATAGAAGCATCGACTGCTTGAGAAAGGATGTTATCCAAGTCTCTATTGTCAAGAGATGGAGCTTCTTCCTCATCAGGTCCCACTACCTCAGGCTCCTGCTTATCTATGGGACCCATTGCTTCGGGAGAGATGTAAGAAGGGGAGAAGATATTACGAGGATCATTCCTCCTCGCATCAGCTTCCTCTTTAGTTGTGAACATAACGTCCTTAGATAAGAAACCCCTTACCCTAGATCCTACGCTATACCAGGATAAATGTCAACCCCCATAATCCTTAGCATTTTTACCACTTTAGAACTTTATCTAGGCGAACAGTTTATTATTTGTCCTTTTTCCTGAAATAACGTTTTGTACTTGCGATGAACCTTGCCCCCCACCCGGTTGATGGGACCCACAGTAACTGACCCCATAGTCGCTCATTACGTAGATCGACGTAATACGTTATGTAAATTTCATAATAAAAAAATTTGCGATGTATACAAATGTATAATTATTCATTTATATTCAGCCAAAAAAATAGCCGCTTTGATATTATCTCAGCGGCTTGAATGATCTACTTAGTAAGCGCCGTCGTAAGGATCATCGTTATCCCATGCCCTACGCTGGTGGCATTTCGCACAAATAGAACTAGGTGCGTTACGTGGCAAACGTTTCCCGCAACATACGCAAGTAAAACGTGGGCGACCTTTGGAGTCTAGAGTAGGGCAATCGCCAGCCTCATGCCCACAGCAAGGAAAGTCTTCGCAAGCCATTTTCTTTTTCCTTTCCTAAATATTAATTCCGAAACCCTGCGTAGCGATTGCACGAGATCCGATGCGTCGAATCATAACGTTGCCGTAGAAAACGCACGCGCAACAATCATGTTCGTGTGAGCAGCGATACGCGGTTGCGTCATATCCCTGCGAAATCCAAAGCTCGATGATTTCGCTATCGGATAATTTCGCAGGTGTGATCATGAACGTCAAACCGGAATCGGCGGTTGCGCGTGAAACCTGATTATGTTTTTCGCGCATATTTCCGTGATAGCGATTTTTAACTTTGCAATCTGTAATCATTTTTCCCTCTGAAAAGAAAAGGGGAGAAATTAATCTCCCCTTTGAATTTACTTTTTTCCTTTGATAGAACCGGCGGAGAGAATCTCCCTTACACGGTTGCAAGTTCCGCAGTGGTTTTTATCCTTGCCCATGTATTCCGCGAGAGATTGCATGATCATTTCGGAAAGGGAAAGTCCCATTTTTTCCGCATGATCTTTTGCAGCATTCCAGAAATCGTTATCTTGAACGTAAACGGTTTTGATCGAACTTGCGCGCGAGATGTTGCCGTGTGCGTATCTCGCTTTTTCTGCTTTCGGTTTCGACTCGGTTCTAACGTTTGCCATCTGTGATCCTTTCGATATCGCGTAATTGCGACGCTATAAGGATATCAGAATGCAAGTATGTTTATGCGTATCTTTGATATCTCAAAAAGATTTCACAGTCTTTTCACTCCAATTATATGGATGCAGCTATTTAGGGACATAATTATATACTTTAATCGAAAACCTATACATATTTATAAAGCTAAAGCTATCCTACACATATTTATAAATATACGGAGATGCGCGCGTGCTGTGTATCTATATAAATATAGCCAGCGCCAAGTCTCTTATGTTTATAAATATAGTCCTAGTTCGATCCAAGACTATTTAGCTACATAAATGTAATGATCTCCAAGTCTCTTATGTATACTTATGCACATATATACAATGCATACATATACATATAAAGTGCATATCAGTATCAGTATAAATAGTCGAGGAGATAAAAAAGCGGGAGCGGATATAAAGTCCACTCCCGTTAATCGGCGCGTCAGTTATTCGGCGGACTCTTCGTCGTCGTCGTCATCCTGATCAACCGGCGGAACTTCGAGATTCAATTTCTCCCGCTGAGAAATCACGAAGATACGCGCGGCATCATCGGTAGCGAACAAGCCGGTTTTCATTACCTGCTTGATCTGCTTTTCGATCTGCTTATCGGCTCCGCCGATCTTCGAATCCAACATGATCCGAATCGGTTGCGTGATCGTGAGAGTGAAACCGTAATCGAAATAATCACAAGCGCCGTCCGTGTGATCGTTTTCGGCGGTTTCCTTTTTCTTACCCGTCAACGACTTGAAGTTTTCCGGCAGCGGAGCCGATGCCCGCGTAAGCCCACGAGATAACGCCGTCATCCCCGGACCTTTGACTGCCTTATAATAAACATAAGGCCAAAGTTCTGCCTGACCAGTACCAGATTTCTTTGCACTGATCTTGACATTTTTCACCGACACAACGATATCCCCGGCAGCAACAGCCGCGAGGATATTTTTCCGCTGTAGTTCTGTGTAGAACTTTTTCAGCGGATTCGGGCAGGTTTCCGGTTTGCAAATATCAACCGTAACCCTTTCCGTAACCTGTTCCATAACTTCACCATCCTGTTTATCAATCAAGCGAAATTGCTTAACTGACACTATTAGGATAACACAATCCATATCTCGCGCACAATTATTTTCATAAAAAGATCATAAGGAAAAGTAAGTGAGCACTCACTCAGTTACTCCGCTCCATATTTACAAACATATATAGAACCCCATATTTATAAAGCTATATATCTATATTTATAAATCTATATAGATGACCTGTGATCCTATATCCACCAGCCTACTCTCGAAGACGAGCAAATCGCCTAGTCGCTTATGTGTCTAGTCGCTTATCTTAGTTCTCGTCGTATTATTTTTGCAAGGATATAGCCCGCGATCGCCATAACATTATATATAGATCGAAACCTTTCCTACAATGCCCCGTAATAGCGCGACGATTGAATATAGGCGATCTTTTTATTAAGAATGGGGCTAGATGGGTCTTGAAATTCAAAATCGCTCCTAACCCCTAATAGTTCGCTGCACGAACAATTCTTTTTCTATGTCCTTTTTAGTTACAGTAGGTCTTGATAATAATAACTAGGACTAGAATAAAAATCTTCGCTAAACTTTCGCCCGCAAGCACTTTTTAATCCTGATGTCAACAGGTGAGAAATACATATATGTACGCTATAATGACGCTATTTATTTATAACCTAAACCCTTATAAATCAGTAACTTACAGCTATAAGGTAGGTATCCCCTAACGTTTTTAGCCCCCAGATCCGATGTGTCCGCTTTTGAGGACAGTAGGATATATTCCATTTCTACGTCTTACTCCTGATTTCCCTATCTCTATTTTTTATATATATAAATAAGAAGAAGAGGGAGAAAGTACAGAAAGTCCTATGTCACCTAAAGGGGTCGATCGGGAAAACGGGACCAGGAATCACAGACCCTACACCCTAGAGGGGGGTCCATTTTAATAAAGCCTTTAGAATCAACAAGTTACAGAAAAATTAATGATGATAAAAATAGCGTAGAATTAGCGAAAAGTAGGGACTTGACAACAGAGTTACAATTGTATAGGGGCAAAAGGGGAGCGAAGATGGACGTAAAAACTTTCTTAAGTCTAATAGAAATTAAAGGTCCAGTAGTCTATTCTTTCCACAAGCTTATAGATAATGTAGTTGTATATTTATATATAGGTTCGACTACAGACTTAAGGAGAAGGATACTCGAACACCATATTATAGGCAATATATTCGAATTAAGACCTGATCTTGTATTTGAGGTCGTACCTTATTCGACTATAAATCTCGCAAGGGAGTCTGAGCGCGTCCTGATTAACAAGCACAAGCCAATCTATAACTCAAGAGGAAAAGGTAAGAGGCTCGACATAGAAGGATTCGACTTTCTTATAGATGAAGCAGAGAAGCATCAGTCTGAGGAGCATCTAAGAACTCCGTGGTTGAACAAAGAATGAAGTGCTGTGAAGTCTGTGGATATAGTTTCAAGCTACAGGACTCTTCTCGCTTACATATCCATCATATGAGACCTACAGAGCACGGAGGATCTAATTGTGCGCGTAACCTTATAACACTGTGTCCTAACTGCCATGCGATCGCGCACATCTTACTCCACCTAGCAATCGAATCTGGAGCTATTGATGTTTATAAATATTATGAGCGAGAGCATCTTATTCTAGCCATACTAAGATATCATAGATCGGACCTGGTTTCTCAGTTTAAGATAGCTGTGTATAACCTTTGGAATCATAAGTGGTTGAAGCTTAAAAAGACCTAATCAGTCAAACCCAAAGTCCTAATTCTTTCCCAAAAGCCATGCCAGCAAAAAGTTTGGATCGGGTAACTTTTTCACTTGACATTCTTATTGGAAAGGCGCATACTTGTCTTA